CTTCCGAATCCATAAGATTCTTCTTTGTAAAGTTGATGGCGTTAAGATATTCTTTTAATTCATAACTCATTTGAATTTAACCTGTGACATCAATTCAGTTAAGCAAGCCACAAAGTTAATCTCTTGGTCAGCAACAAAAGCAGATTTGTGTTGATAGTCTGCCAAGATTAATACAGCATGAGGTATAGTTTCAGGTTGTAAGTTATCATAAAGATTGTCATAAATCTTTCTGAATATTTTAACTGGATCATTATCTAAATTATGAACGACCCACTTTCTCATTTCTGTAAAATCTTTTGCCTTCAAGTGATTAATTAATGTCTTTAAATTTTCATCTGATACATTAACAAGAATACCTGCGTCTATAACACCAGATACAGAATATCTTTGTAACTCATTTATCAGTTTTCTGAAATCAGGAAAATGTTTCTTAATTAATTCTGCAAGGACCTTTTCTTCATAGTCCACATTTTGTTCTTTTAAAATATGTACTGCTCTTTCAAATAGTTTACTTGCAAGTTTAGGTTTATCTTTAGGATTTATCTTGAACTCAATATTAGAAAATCTACTATGTAATGGTTCGATTATTCTATTCTTAAAATTACAAGTTAAAATAAATCTACAATTGGCATGAAACTCTTCCACAAAACCTCTCATGGCAGGTTGTGTAGATTGAGGATTTAAATAATCTGCCTCGTCTAATATTACAACTTTCTTACCACCAGATAGTGATACAGTAGAAGCAAAGTTTTTAATCTTGTTTCTTAATACATCAATACCACCTTCTTCAGAACCATTTATCATAATCCAGTCACAGTTTAATTCTTCACATAATGCTTTCGCAACTGTGGTCTTACCTATGCCTGGTGTGCCTGAAAATAATAGATTAGATAACTCACCCTTTTTAATAAAGGATGAGAATAGTGTTTTTAATGATGATGGTAATATACAATCATCAATCGTCTTTGGTCGATACTCCTCGACCCATAAAAAATCTGTACTCATAATTCACCTTATTCACAATTTAGAAATTAATATTATTTTGAAATAGTGGAATCAGGCTCTAAAGCTATCCAATATTCAATAGGTAATTTTTTGTTTTTAAAATGAGATATAGATTTTGAAGATACTGCTACATCATAATCGCCTGAAATCATTTTCATATTTTCTACTTTGAAATAGAAAGTATAATCTGCTGTTGCACCTTCGCCAACAACTATATCAAAGTTATTTGATGTATCGTTTTTCTTATCACAAACTTTTAATGTGATATCACCACCTTGTGTTCCTACTAATGCGAGGTCAGGTGCTTTTAATATTGCAGCCATCTTTGTCAATTGGTCAAGTGTGCTTTCAGTTAGTGTAAAATTAACATCAGCTTCTGGCATATTTACCTCTTTAGTAGGTGCCACAATTACTGATGGGTCTGAGTAAAAGTATTTTACTTTAGACTTACTACCTTCAGCAGATATAGTCATAAACTTATCACCTAAATTAATTTCAGGTTTAGATATGCCAGACAATACTGCTAGAAACTCATTGAGGTCATAGATACCAAACTCGGTATCAAATGTTTCATCTATACTTGCTTTCGCAAATATATTTCTCATTGTAGATATTGTTGATAATTCTTTTCCAGGTTTGATTAATATGTTTGTATTAATATTAGAAAAGTTTTTAAGTATGTTGATTGTGTTTTGATTTATTTTCATTATATAATTTTCTCCTTCAATAAAATCATTATACATTATTTTAGAGGTGCTGTCAAGCAGCACCCCTATCTTTTAATTACTTAATAGTAATTGTTCGAGGTTGTTTTTCCTCTGGTACGATTTTCTCTAGGTCTACATAAAGCATTCCGTCTTTCAATTCAGCACCGTTTACTTTTACATCATCAGCAATTGTAAACGTTCTAGTGAAGTGTCTTTTTGAAATACCTCTATGTAAAGTTTCCTTTTCAGATTTACCTTTGTTCTCAACTGATTTAATAGTCAATTGATTATCAGCATACTTGACCTCTACATCTTTTTTATTGAAACCAGCAAGTGCCATTTCAATTTGAAAATGCAAGTCATCTATTTTTGTGATATTGTAAGGTGGGTATGATGTGTTTTGTTTAACCGTGTACTCTAAATGATTATTAAAGTGGTCAAATAATTCATCAAATCCTACTGAGAATGGACGTAAATCGTTCCATACAGATAAGGTTCTATTCATAGCTTTCTCCTTTGTTAAGCAAGTTAATAAATCTGATACCCTTCATGGCATATCAGTTGTCAGATAATCTTGTCCCTCTTTTCCTCATGTACTTCGAGGGTGATTATCTAACACTTATATTTATAATGGCAGTTTTTTACAATGTCGGAAAACTGCCAAACCTTAAATCGGTGCCTTTGCGGAAGACACTCTACCTCTTAATGTTAGGATTTACGAACTACCTAACACTACTATTTATACGGCTTGATACTTATAAGCGTATTTCTGTTTGCCGTATAAAGCTCTGATGCCAGCAGCAATAATTTCAGAAGTATTACCTTTTAATACTTTCTGAACGCCTGCAGCTAAAATCGCTTTAGTCGGTTTACCCATACGATAAGTTGTGCCATTTGATGTTTGATTAATGTACACCATATGACCTTCTTCTCTTAACGTATCCACCATTGCTCTTGGTGATGTTAGGTCAAACTTATTTCTTAAAGTTTTCCAAGTAACTGGTCCACCCTTGTTTAATAAGTTTAATACTTTTTGTTTTTTTGTTAAGGCTCTTCTACCCATAATATATCAACTCCTTCAAGTTTTATGTTGCTTGTTAAACTACACCACAAACAGCTGCAACAATGCTGTTTAGGAATTCCTTTTCTCTCTCAACCGTTGCTCTTTAGCAATTCTTCTAAGAGATTCTTTTAATTTTCTTTGACGTTTTAAAGAGGGTTTCTCATAATGTTGCCTCATTCTTAACTCTCTAAATAGACCATCTTTCTGTAACTTCTTTTTAAGAACCCTCATGGCCTTTTCAACATTATTATTTCTAACCTGTACTTCAATTGTCATTATAAACCCTTTATTAAAAATTTCTTAATTACATTCTTAGTAGGTATAACAGTAGTATTACCACCGTCACCCATATCACCCTTTGCATTATAATTGTAATCGCTCATTAATATATGGACCTTTTTATCATTCTTAACTAACCAACCTGTCGATACACAGGTTGCTGGTTTCATGTTTTGAATATCTTCCATTTCTTTCCAAGAACTATCACTTTGGATATCTTCCCAGTAAATTAAATAAAAATCATATAAGAATGGTATTTCAGGAACATCATCTTTAAATTTTTTCGATTTAACTTTTTTCATATATCTTATGCTAACATATTTTTAATTGGTTGTCAAGCCTGTCTATTTTTAAACATACCAGATTGTTTGAGTATGTAATTATATGAACCAACATAGTCCAATATTTCATAACCCATCATCATCAACCAATCAATACCAGTTGCGCCTTTCTTGTAAAAATAGTTATGGTCCTCTATAAAGATAATCGGTTCACATCTTTTAATAGTTTCTTTAGCACCTTGTATTAACTTTACCTCATGTTTCTCCACATCTATTTTCATAAAGTCAACGTGTGGTATATTAAAACTATCTAATGTCTTTGTTTGTATTTCAATAATCTCATTGTCACCTTTGACTAGATTGCTTTTATATTCTAGTGTGCTTCTGCCAGTGTTTCTACCTGTACCAACTTTCATATCCATTTTAGTTTCTTTATCGGATAAGGCACACTCATTTAAAGTAATATTACTTTCGGTACAATTCTTCTTATGGCACTCTATATGTTTTGGTATAGGTTCAAAAGCAATAACTGTATCAAATAAATAAGACAATCTCTTAGTCCAAATACCTACATGACCACCACAATCTAATGCTACTTTTCTATTAGAAACATATTTCATAGCACTATCGAATTGTTTTTGTTCATAATTAGCACCCCACCTAACATAATTATCATTGTCAGGTACCCAAATTTTTCTATCTTTAGTTAGGTGCATAATTTACTCCATGCAAAAGGGGACCCGAAGGTCCCCTCGACTACATTATGAACTGAATTTTTAGTAATTAACATTACCTTCCTCATCAGCATCGGAATCTTGTTCTTCGGTTTCTGATGTATTCAACCAAGTGGATACATCTTC